GGCTTTCCGTTACCAAATCTTTAGATGCTATTGAACTAATAATGGCAGATTTTCGAGAACAATTGCGTGATTTAGAAAGTTTAAAGTTAGCATTACACAGACAACTAGACATTCCAGACTACATATTACGCATTAATGAAGAAGAAATAGTCTTCGTTGCTCCAGACAACAAAGCTAAAAATTTTTCAGAAATAATTGTTCCACAAACAGAGGAAACACGAATTTATAAGTCTTCAGAAACTACAAATGTTGTTTACACACCAGGTGCGAAAGCGCCTGTATATCAACGATCTTATCCTGTTGTAGACAACAAGCCACCACTAGTTGTTTTGCCTAAAGTACCAGATCATATAGTACCAGTTGTGAAAACAACTACACACTCATCAATCAGCACTACACCGGCTGCATTGCCACCACTTTCGCAATCAGCCATTATAGGTCCCAACGATATCCCGCCTTTTGTGCCTTATGTCCCACCATCCCCTCAGGGATTTGAACTCACATTGCACCCAGGTTCTGTCGAGGTAACCCCTTATGACGGAACAGAAGACTGGGTGTCAGCACTACACACCTACGCTCAGAAGAAGCGTTTTGGTGCGCCTCGATTCCAGTTGAAGCAAACTTCAGGACCTCCACATCAACCCACATTCACAGTTGAACTTAACTGGCGAATGATGTGGTTTTATGTCACACAAACAGGAAGTCGTAAAGATGCCGAGCGATCCTTAGCTCGACATGTTATGATTTATTGTGAAAATGCGTGTGAAGATTGCCAAGGATCAGGATTACCCACAATGAAATCGCAAAGCCTAGATGAAGACCACTACACCGAACAAATACGTAGATCTAAAGCAGTGAAATATAGAAAACAGAAACTCGCTTTTGATAGATCAGTCCATGACGAACCGATTCGTAAGAAAAAGAAAACTTTTGAAACAGAAGTTACTTCTTTTCATACTTATCTAATCGATCATGGTTATACTACGGACAACCTGCAATACGTGCCCACTCACTTAGTGAAGCATGCCTTTGATTTATATATTTCAGGTTATGGACTGATGAACTGCGCGAAAATTCGCCGTCTCAATGCAACAGAACAACGACTATTTCAACGAGACTTAACAAAGTTACCTTGTCCCGATATTACTCCTCAAGTTGGAGTGAAGACAAGACGAGCAATTTTGCGTGGTTACAGGGATTTATATCCCCACGATAACGGTGTGATTTCTGAGATTATGAAGTCCCAAGGACTTCGTGACTTCATCATGGATAAAATTAACCACTTCCGCGCTCAACGCGCAAAGAATACATGGTTGAATCAAATCAACCCAGTACAACCACCCACGCCTACGGCGCCTGGGGTGGCACACACACTTGGAAAACAAGCCTCACAAGGTTTTATGGAAGGAGTTAAAGAAGAAATTGGAAGAATCTTTGCGACAATTAAAGAAGGACTAGCACTCAAAGCAGGCGTCATTGGCGCCTTTTTCCAAATTGTTTGTTACATTATTCTTGTTATAGTTATTTTGGGAGTATTCGGAGCTGGCTGGTTTCTCGCTATGCGAGCAGTAATCAGAGGCTTCGTTTTTCTCTCATCAGCAGTAATTGGGCATGTATTTGATGCCGATCCATTAGATGACAAGATAGCACGATCACAAGTGTTAGATGAAGAAGTACGAGAAACAATATTGCAATTACTTTGGC